ACCATCTGTGATAGTTGCTTCCTTAGTTGTGCTATCTACTGCTATCGAAGCTATTGTTCCATAGTCTGCAAATAATACTTTCTTTATGCCTCCAAAGGCACTTTTACAAGGTATTTTTCTCCCTGTCGTTAACGTACAAGCCATTGTTTTTTATGATTTTAAAAAAAAAGGGTAAGTAGATAAATTCTACCTACCCTATTTTATTGGTTAATTAATTAATTATGCGTAAGATACGATATCAGAAGCGATTCCGAATTGTACCCCTGAAGTAAAACGCATTACCATTCTAACATTGTTAGATGCATCCAAATCTGCCATATCTAAAACCTTAACTTCTTGAGTTGAGTTTAGTAATCCTGTACCAAAGTATAGGTTGCTTTTCTGTGCAGCATACATTTTGTCATCAGATAATCCAGGTGATACAAATATCTTAACTCCGTTTACAGTTAAAGACCCATTGTTCCACCATTGAGTACCCATATTCTGTACACCATTTGCTCCAAGTCCGTTAGCACCAAATCCGCCTAATGCTTGAACATAAAGTTTTGCAGCCTTAGATGAAATGTATAAGAATAAATCTTCTTTTCCATATAATGCAGCAGGAATAGCTTCAACAACGTCAGATAATTTCTCTACGATGTTAGCAGCAGTTAATGCAACAGATGTTAAAGCCTGACCTGCAGGTACATCTCCAGCAGTTACAGCAGCAGCGATTAATTTTTCAAATCCATCAAATGAATTTTTAGATGCAGCAGCAGTATCTCCTTGCCAAATATTAAATTCAGTATTTTGAGCAACTTCTGAAGCAACGTGAGCAATCATAAAGTCTGCAAATTTTGGAGGTAAAGACTGACCTAAACCATATCCCATTTGCTGAGATTCCCAATCGTTTACGAAGTCATACTTACAAAGTTGTAAATTTACTTGTAATTCAGTTGGTTGTAAAATTCTTTCAGTTAATGTTACAGTTGATGTTGGGTTAAAATCACATCCTGCAGCAGTTACGATTGCATCTGTTGCTAATTTCTTGATTACTTCTTTAAAAGCAATGTTTGATTTTACTGTGATTCCTCCATCGTCAATAGTTGATGCACTCAATAAAGCTGCAGCAATGTACTCCCCTGCAAATTGTCCTGCATAAGTAGTAGTGATGTTTGTTGTAGTAGCTAATTCTACGTTTTTTAAATTACTCATTGTATTTTATTTATTTAATTTATTTAATACTCTATCTAATGTTGATGTAAATTTACCTTTAGCAAATTCTACTTTTTTAATTTGTTTACTTTCAGATTCAGGATTGTGTTTAATTGGCTTTGAAGCAGGCTCTGATAATTCAGTTTTAACTTCTTCAGGAATTTCTTCTGAAAATTCTTCTTTTACAGTTCTTGATTTTAAAGGTGCTTGTACTTCATTTGACATTTCTTCTTCTTGCATTTTGCTTTCCTTGTCAGCCTTTAAATCTGCAATCGCATCTTCTAGGTTTTGGATTCTTTTTTCCATCCCCTCCCAATCTGCAACATCTGCCATTTCTTCTTCTTTTTTTTCTTCTTCTTCAGCTAAATCTTCAGTAATTTCTTCTCCTTCTGATGCTTCTTCTTTTGCAGGTACTTCGTCAGATACTTCCCTAACATCTGCAATAGTTCCTTCTTCTTCAACTACAACTAATCTTCCATCTTCAAGTAAATATTCTCCGACTGGCATTGCTACCTTTTCATCATCTGTTACTATAAAGATTTCTTTTCCTTTCTCAAATGATTCTGCACTTACTATTGTGCCATTCTCTAACTTGGTTTCTTCAAGTTTAACTTCAATATTTAGAAGTGTTTTAATTTGATTTAACATTTCGGTTGATTTCATATTATTTATATAACGATTATTAATTTAAATTTTGCATTTTCAGTTTGATCCTGTAATATTTCCTATACCTTGTGCACCAATAGACCCATCACAACAACTTCTTGAATATGTATTGGTATCCCAACATAAACAAGCACGTGAACTTCCCTTAGGGCTTGTTCTACTGCCTATGTAAATGCCTTTGTTTTTTGGTCTGTTTCTATTCATTATTTAAGATTTCAATTATTTTCAGTAAGGTCTGTTTATCACTTTCACTTGACATATCTTCTTTAACCTTTTCTTTAGGTGCTTCCATTTTGTCTGCAAAATAACCCTCAATAGAAAAACCCTTAACTTTATTTGTTCTAACATATTCATTCCAAACTTCTTCATTATTAACTTTTACTGCTCCCATCCAAGTTCCAACAGGCACATTCAATCCGTACTTTCTAGACTTGTCTTGTACCTCATCTTCAACTATCCAACTTTCTACTAAGGTCAAACCTTTTAAGTCTTTAGAGTGTTCTAGGGTAGAATTATTTTGTCTGCCATTTCTTAAATACATTTGTGATGCTTTAGAAATAGTATCTTTAGAAAAAAATATGTAATAATCCCCTTGTTCTCCTTTTCTATAAATTGGTTTATTAGGTATTAATAAAGCACCTAACAAAATTCTTTTTTCTTTGTCTATTTCTGCTAACTTAACTTCCTCACCTTTTAAGGCTACAAAGTCAGATTCAATAGCAGGACTTTCTACGATTGAAATTGCTTCAATACCGCTTTCTTCTTGTTCCTCGTCTAATATTAATTCAACTATTCTCATAATGTTATAACGTATTAAATTTTAAATTTTGCTTTTTTAACCTATTGAAGCATCATCAATAATATTTCTGTCTAGTTCTTGTGCAGTTGTTACCTCACTAGAAACTACATAAGCCTGAACTGGTTGTTGCGTTTGACCACCTATTGCATCCGCTAATTGATTTGTTCCACTTGACCCTACTACATTAAATGCAGGTGGTAATGATTGTACCGCAGGAGCAGTTGGCAACGATGCAGGTTGTGATCCACCACCGCCTGTTGAATTTGGAACTTTAACTGACAATATTTTTTTAACATTTGCTAAACCAACAACTCCCGTAGCAATAGCTTGTGCAATAGCATAACCTGGAACGGGTATTCCTGAAAAAGCACTAAGTTGTCCTGTAATAGCTGCATAAGTATTTACTAAAGACGATGCTACTGCAATAGCCTTTCCTGCTTCGGTTTCCGTACCGATAACACTTGATATATCGCTTAAAGCACTTGCGTACCCCATTAAGGCATCCCTTTTAGCTTTTTCTTCTGCGTCTGCAATTTTTATTTTTGCATCAGAAATTTCTTTATCCCTTGTTACACTTTGCTGACCCGCCTGTTGTTCAAATTGATCTAAAGCGATTTGTGCATCTATTTTAGCTTGGGTACCTGCGTTTGCATTATCAACTATTGCTTGTAGTCTTATTGATTCTTGTTCTGCTTCTAATTCGTCAACTTCTTTTAATTTTTCTAATCGTAAAAGTTCATCCTCTATTTGCTCGGCATTAAATCTTTTTTGTTCTATTGACAATAATGATTCGCTTTCTAGTTTAGCTTTAGATATTTCTAATGCTTCTTTGTCTAAAGAATTTTTATTTACTTGTTGTTCTGATCTAAATCCCGTTACAGTTGCTAAAACTCCCTCAATTTCTGCTTCTGCCTCTAATACCGCAACGTAATCCTCTGTTTTGCCTGTTAATTTAAATTGTGCTTCTGCTGATGCTTTAACTAATTCTGCATTTTTAGTCATTTCTTCTTCCTGTTTATCTAGAATTTCAGAAAGTTTATCATTAGCTTTTATCCTATCTTCAATACTTGCAGTTTCATCATCCCTGATTTGCCTTTGTATTTCTGCTTGTTTGTCATATTGTTCTAATAGTATTCTAGATTCAGCTGCAGCGATTTGTGCTGATTTTTTTAATTTCTGATTTGTCTTTGCAGTTTCTAATGCAGCCTCAATGCTAATATCTTTTAAACCATTAACTACTTCTGTCCCGATTTCAGACACCTCTGTAATTGCTTCCCCAAAATTATTAACAATGTCTCCCGTTGCGTTTACTGCAGCTTCTCCAACCTCATAAAGATTTTCTTTTGTTTCTAATATTGATAAATTTAATTGTGCTATTACTTTAGAATCTCCACTTCCAAAAGGAGATTTTTCCCACATTAATTGTGCTTCTTGAATTGCTAATGTAATTCCATAGAAAGTAAGTTTTAAAGGAGTTAATGCTATTGTAATAAGACCACTAATTACCTTACCTAATGCATCAAAGTTTTCTGTTGCTGATGATACACTTTTATAAACATCTACAAAGACATTTACTACTTCGTTAAATATAATTTGCGCAGTATTAAATACAGTAGTTAAACCATCCATTACTGCTTGGTTTTCCTGTATTGCTCCCTTTACAAATTCAAATGCTTTTTGTAATAAGAAAATAACTCCTGTAACTTTAGCTATACTTTTTATAGAAGTGCCTACTTTTTTAATACCTTTTGCTCCATCTTCAGCTGATTTTTCAACCTTTTTTAAAGCATCTGCAGTTTTCTTATTGGCAACCTCAACTTCTTTTTCAAGTTTAGCATATTCCTTTTGAAACTCGTTTAAGTTTTTTACTGCTTCTTTGTATTTTAACTCAAATTCAATTTCTATCTTCTTTGCCATTTAATTTGTTTTTTATTTGCTGATAACCCTCTGAAAGTGTTTCTGCTAATTTATATTTTCCCTGTGCAATTCTTATATTTTCCGTTTGTCCTTTTGCTATCTGCAATAAGTCTATAATATTTTTTATCATTACGGTAGTGTATTAACTGTTAATATTCCAGATACAGGAGATTGATTCAGAAATATATCATAGGCAATTACTGTAACATCATACGAGGTTGCAGGGCTTAATCCTGTAATGGTATCTGAATAGGTTGTTTGTAGAGGTTGTGCCATTGACCCACCAACTGCTACACCATTTGCATAAACAACGTAATAAGACATTACATTATTTACAGGCGAAACTGACGGATTCCAAGTAATTGTAAATCCTGTACTTGTTATATTTGATGCTACTAATCCTGTAACCTGTGTTGGTGCTGATCCACCCGCAGTATTAGATAAAACACCCTCTACTACATTTAACAA